ACCACGAATCGATGATGTTGTAGTTGCAGATGCAATAATTCTAGAATTGTTTTCAAAATCAATACTTCCTTTGTTTAGTGCTTTAGTGCCTGGCTGTAAAAAGAATGGTACATTCTCTAACATTGTTGTTATACGAGATAACATTTCTCTCGCTGTTGCACCCTTATTGGCAAGAATTGCAACTGTTTGTTCTGGATGAAACAGTAAGTACCAAAGTAAATAGGCACAAACTGTGATTGATTTTCCGCTTTGTCTACAGGCAAGGACAATGTTAAACCTGTTATCATTAAAGTGTTCAATAAGATTTTTTTGATAGTCATACAATTTAAAAGGTACTAATCCCTCATCTAAAGAGATAATTTTGAGATATGTTGATATAAAATATGAAGGGTCACGAGTACATTTTAAATACTCTTGAACTTTATCGTCTGTCCATTCCTCAGTAACACCTTGTCTTTTGACATTGATATTACCAAGGTATCCTTCATTCTTCGGTTTTGGCATTGTTTTTTAATAGTTTTTGTAATTCTGCTGTAGAACCTACAAATAAATTTTGATTTGTTGTTTGATTTTTAGGTCTATCATCTTCTAAGTCATCCATCATTTTTTGTATTTGTAATAACTTTTCAGATGTTTCGGATACTGTTTTTATAAGTTGTCCTGCGACCTCGTAAGTCCTCGGATGTTCACTTTCTTTTGCAAGGTCTAGGATACCCTCAATTGCATCCTGTCCTCTCTCTACGAGTCCATACAGAGTGTTTCTGGTGTATTTGTAGTCTATCTGTTGTTCACCTTTTCTTTCTGTAAAACGACCATTCTGGTCTCTAGGAACTAGGTGTTTGTTAGTTTCCTTGACTACTTCTTCTGCTTCGTTGTTGATATCTAGAAGTTCATCTAGTTTTTCATCTATTGATTGTTTCATAATATATTATCCGACTATGATATATTTATAGTACCACCCATTCCACTATGATTTGTACAATAGTAATATAAAGTACTTGGTGTATTATTATCTACTACTATTTGTGTATAAGAACCAGATGAGCCTGGAGTTCCGACATAAGTTACACCTGTAGTATATTCAGAACCACTGTTATGTGTTCCATCACTAGTTGTTGATAATTTTAAAGGATGACCACCATTCGATGCGTTTGATTGTGAGAACCTATATGTTGTTCCTCTAACCAAACTAAATGTTTGTTGTTGTACACCATTGTAGTAGTACGCATTACCTGTTTCACCATATCCACTTTTAGAATCAACTGTAATTTGATAAGTGGTAATAGGCTGTCCACCAGAATTACCATCATCATCTTGGGATTCTCCACCACCAGTTGGTATACTAAATTGGTCTTCTGCTGTCTGAGAACCTATTGCACCTATTGTTGTTCTATCAGTTAGATAGTCTGTATTATTACCATCAAAAAAGTTTATTGTTTCAGTTATATTTAATGGACTAGTCTCTGGACTTGCACTTGTTGGATTAGGTATTACTGATATTTCACTTTGTCTTCCAGATGTTGTATCTACTTTTCCTGTATCAGACATATAAGTCCTTGCACGAACATCTCTAATAATTTCTGATTTACTAATAGAACCATACAGATATGTTTTCATTTCGAAGTTTAGTGTCCAAATAATTACCCTACGAGATTGAAAGTCTCCTTCATATTGGTCATCGTAAGATACATCTTGCAGTACGATAGGTACATCTCTTTTCTCAGCTGTGCCTGGCACTGTGGTCATTGTAACTGTAAAGTCTGGTGTAAAGAAAGGTAATATTTGTTCTACTATTTGTAATGCATCCTCAGTATTTTTTGCCATGCAGTATAAACCAAACTGTATGTTATAAGGAACTGGTGCAAATTGTGTTTTTAAAACTGTATTATCCGATGCATCTTGTAGTTTATATTGTTTCAATTTACCAAGTTTTCTTTCTGCATCATAACCTATACCTGTAATATCAAATGCAAGTCTTGGTAAAGTCATTGCAACTCTTGAATTTGTGTTATCCATAAGGTCAGCTGCTTGGTCTAATCTTGCAATAAATTTTTGTTTAGGCCCATAAGATAATGGAACTCTTATATTTTGTGTTGTAGTTCCATCTGCATTATCTCTTTGAATATCAATCTCATTGAACATAGTACCAAATACTGATACTGCTCTCTTGATTGCTTCATGATAGAAATGTGCTTTACCTAACATTCTTTATTCCTAGTGCATAATTTTCTGCAGCGTTCTCTGCATATACTTCACTTTTACTTTCGTATAACTCATCTTTTATCCATAGATTGTCTTCATAGAATCTAACTCCCCAAGAGTCACCACTTCTACCGACATCTGCTTTTCTTCTTTTATCGTCACTCCAATATTGTGAAGTAATATATTGGAAGACTTTCATATTTGTTTCCATAACGATATTTATAGTGACCCAAATGGATTAGTTTCTGAGAAGTCTACGATGTTTGCACCAGCTGTTTCAAAGTCTTTGTTATCTGCAAGTGGGTCATTTGGAGTTACATATTGGTCTGGTGCAACTGATACTACTCTACTTGCACCACTTGTTGCACCTACTATGTTACCAGCACCAGCATTAGATGATAATACAAACATTGTATTTGTTGCTGGGACATCTGTGTCACTAAAGGTTATGTTATTAACATTAAGTGTTTTGGTTGATTCACCTACCGATGAGTATGATACTACATTACCAGATACAGTTTTACCAGATGAAACTGTTTGTGTTACAGTCTCACCCACTACAAAATCTCCAGAACCAGCACCAAGTGTCATTGTAACTTGATATGAGAACTGGTCTTCGATATTGTCTAGTTCTGCAATACCAACATCGATTTCTTCGTGTGAGTATTCGAATGTCTCACATTGTAGTTTAAATACATTAAGTTTACCTAACTGGTAGAATGGATTCTCATGTTCTACAAATCTAATTTCAAATACTTGGTTTCCGAGAGGAAAGTAAATCAAGTCTCCCTCTTGAGGTCTTGTTGATGTTGCAAGGTTTTGGTCTAATGATATGAATCTTTGCCATGTTCTTTTAGACAAAACAAAAGTTGCTTGGTCTCTTACTTCTACACCAAATTTAGAGAGCAAGTCTCCTTCACCCTCAAACCCTTCGGTATTTTCAATATACATTTCAACTGCATATGCGTCACCAAACTTTGATGAAGTGTCTTCACCAAATAATTCATCTTCATCTACAATAGTTCTTGGTAGATAAAATACTTCATGACCATAGAATCTCAAAGACTCTACAACTAAATCTTCGTGTAGGTCTTGTTCTGATTGAACTGCATGGTTAAAATATACATTAGTAGGCATTGATTACCCCATCATTATAGCAGATTCAGTCTGTAATAAATTACTTTGTTCCTCTAACTTTTCTATTTCTGTATTCGCATCTTCAAGGATTGTTCTACCTTGTAAGGTTACTCCGCCTGGTAATTGTATACCATCAAACTTAGATAAATTTATACCCCACTGTCTTTTAATTAATGCAGTAACATATTTCTTTAACCAGACATCATTATATACATCTGTGAATTGTGTTGGGTCTATCTTTCTATAACAATCTATGATGATATATTCACCAGATGAAACTGCATTATTCCAATCCATATCTAGATATAATCTATTTTGTGCCTTGTTAAACCTAATTGGAACTTGACCAATTAGTATCTCATCCAATAATTGAATGTGGTTTTGTACCATTTCATATTGCACGATAGATGTAGAAGAGATATCATAAAGGTCATTTAACCTTAATTGATATCTGAGGTCAAACATATTAAGTCCAGACTTGTCTACGAATGGAAATACTCTCAATACTGAGTAAACTGATTCTGGAAGAACAACATATCCTTGTCCTTCTTTAAATGTCATATTACTAGATATATGTGAACCTGTAGATGATTGTGACATACTTGCATCTGCTTTCTGATTTGCAAGGTCTGTATCGTTAATTTGATGTTTTAAATATGTACGAATAGTACCATCGTAATGGTATTCTGCAAAATATTGTAATGCATCATCTATAATATCATCAATCTGGTCATCATCCACATTAATATCTAACACTGGTTTACCCAGTTGTCTTAATGCATATTCTTTAAGTGTTGCTTTGCTGTTTGGAGCTGCCATAACATAATCCTATTAGAAATTTATTTTCTCTAATACTATTTATGTTATTTTTGATTTGAAAGTAAGAAATCGTCTATCTTTTTATTAATAGTATCTAAAGAATCCATCATTCTTTCCATATCTTTATGTAAGTCTTCTTTAGAAACAAAATCTCTATTAACTTCTTCTCTGGTACGATTGAGTAAAATTTCTAATCGTTTAAGTTCATTATGTTGTTGAATTATGAACCACAAGAAAGGCCCTACGATTCCAGTAAGAACTAGATTCCATAGTAAATGCCCTGTTTCCATATCCATAATAGATTCCTTTAGTATAATGTATACAGTTATTTAGGGAATCTTATGTTTCCACTGTCTGGACAGACTTCAAACACTGGAATATCATTTACTTTTCGTGCTTCCATTTCTGGATGATTATTCTCTTCATCATAGTTATCCTTCCAATGAAAAGAGTTATTAAATGCAATTGAAATTCTATCGAAATCTGTTTCTAGTGGTTCAACATAATGTTGCATTGCAGAAGGAAATAAAACTACATCACCTTCTTGAGGTTCTATAACAAAGTTATCTCTAGTTCTTGCAGTTGCATGTATAAAATTAGAAAAGTGTTTTCCTTGTCCACTTAAAAATTGTAAAACTCCAGAACCCCTTGTTTCTTCTGGAACAGATATATATGCAACACCACTATACCAACAGCCTGGATGTGTATGTACATTATTATACCCATGTTGATAATTTATATTTACCCAATAATTACCATGAGACAAATTAAAATCTCTATGATGTTCTCCACAATGAAATGGAAATACTTCTTTTTTAAATACTTCTTCTACACCATTTAAAAGAGATTGAAATATTGGTCTATTATTTACACCATCTACTGATTGCCAACCAGCACCATTATTAGACCTTCTTCGTCCTATAGGGTCTTCTTTTCTCATGGTATAACATTCTTTTTTCATTGCATCTAGTTGTTCTTGAGAGACTAAACCCAAATCAAGTAAGTTTGCTTTGAATACATGCCATGAAAACATTGGTAAATACATTATGAATACTCCTTTCTACTTTTGAATCTTTTTACATAATATGGTTCATCGATTCCTTTTTTAATATCTCTTTGATTCATATCCTTTAATTCACCATGCACAATATCTGCAACCATTTTTTCATCAATTTCTTCTTTAGTTAAGTATGTTACTTTACTTTTCCAAGGGTATCTAACGAAAGGTACAATTTGCACTAGTGGTGTACCTTTAGGAATTATAAAAGATTCATCTACTTTAGGATAAAAAATTAAATTATTATTTGTAGTTATCTGATTAAACTTATCAGTATCTATAACACCCTGCCATGTAGAGAAATATGGATTATCAAAAAGAAAAGGGTCAAGATAATAACAAGATGTGCCTTTAGGTGTTTCTATTAAAAAATCCATTTTAAATTTGATTTGCATCTTGTCATCTCTACTCATTCCAGTTACTTGTTTTGCTGGATGACCACCTATATTATGAAACCTGTCAGACAATTCTTGTAAAAGAAGTTTATTAACTTTAAGATAATCTGCTATTTCTTCAACTTTGTTTTCTTTTGCTAGTGTTTTAATGTAAGAAAGTTTTTCTGTTGACATATCTTTTAGTATGAAACCTACCGACACTGGTTCACCATCTTTACCTTTACTTAACGAAACTAAAACTGTATGTCTATTTCTAATCAGATATCCCATAGATAACCAATCATGCATAGCTGGGCATCTTTTAATAGTATCTAATCTATTACCAGCTGCATCTTCAATTAATGATGGTAACTTTTTATACCATTCTGGTTTAACTTTTTTTGCTGGAATAGGTTCAAATAAACTGTTTTCAGTGTCCATAACACACTGAAAGTTTATTTCCATTTCTTTTATTGGACATTGTTCCATAATCTTTCATGTAAATAATATAGTATAAGTTTTATTATAAAGTCAAAGGTCATGATTGCACCAGCAACCTCAACCGAACCTGTTAAAACATAACCTATTAATCCTGTAGTAACTGTTGCAAGTATTCTCCATGAAAATGCTTTTGCAATAGATTTACTTTGTGAGTCCAAGCTGTCTCCTAATTTCTGTTGCAGAAATTGATTCAGTCTCTTTATCAAAAGATTCTTTTTCTATTTTATAACCAACATCTCTACCATAGGTTATGTTGACAATGTTTGGTACTTTCTGTATAATATAATGCACATTTTCTTCATATCCTTCTCCTAATAAAAACATTTTTATATTTTGTTTTACTGTTTTAAAATCAAAAGGATTCTTTTTACTGTTCTTCATTGCACGAATCATAATACAAACTTGACCTGTTTTATTGTAACATCTTTCAAACAATGCAAGATGACCATCGTGAAAAGGTTGAAATCTACCTAACATTTGTGTAGTAGGTTTGTTTTCATCAAACCTTCTGTTTTCTGCAAGTAGTTCTCTTGCAATAACTTCTGAATGCAATTCACCATTCTGGTCTTCTACCCAATAGTCAACTTCATTTTTTAAAGGTCTTTGGAATGCTTTATTTGTATCTTCATATCTACCTTTTTCTATAGTATCCATAAAGATAATATAATCTGGGTTTAAAATCTGTCTACCCTGTGTAAAAGGACATACAAAATCCATAATTGCAAAAGGTTTTTCCGACTCTCTACATAGGTCTTTCATTCTATGTACTTGTCTTAATCTACCCTCTTCTGAGAAATCCCAATCATTGTGTTGGGCTCGGATTGCATCAGCATTGAAATGGTCTGCATCTAAATGTTCAAGTAGACATTTAGAAATATAAGTCTTTCCACTGCCAGGCAATCCAAAAATTAAAATTGTTTTTGTTTTCATACTAATACTTATTGTTCTTTCCAGAGACGAACTTTGTCTCCACGAACTACTAAACTTGTTCTATATGGAAATTGATTTTCCACATTATATTCTGCATCTGGGCCAGGATGTCTATGAGTCATTGCACCATTCATGATTACTAGTCTATTAGGTTTATACTGAACTCTACCTATCTCATGAGACCCTTCGTCTTTTGGTATTCCAGAATATTCTTCTGCATGACTATGATATTCACTATTGTAAAAAATTAAATCTCCACCCCAGTCATCTTCCCATCTACTCTGGTCGTAATATAAAAAAGATAAGTTATCTAAACATTCCTCACCCAGTCCAGTATCCTCGTGTACTGTTCCATCTTGTCCTATAGTTTGACCATTGAATCCACAATATTGAAATTTTACCCAATCAAAATGAAAGTCCTGTCTTAGTTTATGAATAAACCAATCTATTATAGAATGTCTGTAACCAGCACCCTCTGGTGATACAACATTTTGTTTCCACTCTGCCTGTTTCTTCCATCTATCACTATCTAATGCTCTTTTTTCTGACCACCATTCTGGACTTCTCGTTGGATGATTCCATCCCCTATCATCTTTATTAATATAGATTGATTGACCCCAATATAAATGTCTTACTTTACCATTACGAATAACTCTATTTTGTCTACCCCAATTTGTACATCTATCTCTCCAATCTATCCAAGAGCTTTGAATACTTGCTGGTAAATAATTATCAATTACCCAGATTTGTTTAAAAGGTAAACTAGGAATAGGTTTAGGTTTTTGCAAGAATTGAATATCTATAGGTTGCATCAACCATTCGTAATGGTTTGACACTAAACAGCCCTCTTATCCTCACCTAACTCGTCTTGACCACCATTGATATCTAAAGTGTCAGAACTTTTATCAAATCTATCATCTGCCCAATTTGTTTCATGAAAAGTATCTACACTTGGTGCAGTAGGTAGTTGGTCAAGATAGTGGTCAAAAGATTTTAAATCTGCTTCTAATGTTGCTCTTAGTTCTTCTTTTGTTCTAAAGTTAACACCATTTATGAAGTCCATCCAATCTAAAACTCGTCTTCCAATTTGTCTTCGTGGGTCATTTGACATTTCTCTAGATGCAATTACAAGTGATGCAGTATTACTAAATCCAATATCAGAACCCTGTAGATGGTCAAGAAGTTGACTAATTCTTTTTTCAACTTCGTCATCTAAGTCTTCTATGTATTGATTTTGTAGAGTTATTTGTGAAGGTGGGTCACATAATTTAATATATTCTTCTATTTCTTGAATTGATTCATCACTTAACGAATGTTCTTCATCATTTAAAATAAAGATTCGTTCATCTTCATAAGGATTAAAGAATAAAGTATCGTATTCAAATCCAAATTGTGGTTTTTGAGTTTTATCATAATTCCAACGAAGTCCTTTATCGTTGGTTATGTGTAAAACATTATCTGTATCATAAACTAATAACATAATATATCTCCATAATATAATTACACTAATATATAGTGTGTCAATTTTAAGGCCAAGGTTTATTCAAATCACCATCCCATGTAGACACTGGTCTTGTTGCTGGTCTAGTTGAAGGTCTTGTTGCTGGTCTTGTCGAAGGTCTAGTTGAAGGCCTTGTATTTGTTTGTTCAAAACTTGTAGGTCTACTAATAGTTTGTTCAAATGAAGCAGGTCTACTATTTTGCAATTGTGATGGTCTAGGTATAGTTACTTCATAAGAAGTAGGTCTACTAATAGTTTGTTCAAAACTTGTAGGTCTAGAAATTGTTTGTTCAAAACTAGAAGGTCTACTGTTTTGTAACTGTGTAGGTCTAGGTATTGTTACCTCATAACTTGTAGGTCTTGGTATAGTTACCTCATAACTTGTAGGTCTAGGTATTGTCTGTTCATAAGACGCAGGTCTAGAATTTTGTATTTGGAAATATTGTGGTCTATAACCAGTTCCTTGAGTTTGATAATTTGCTGGACGATAGTGAACATGAGTTGTTTGATAGTTCGCTGGTCTATTACCTTGAGTCTGATAATTAGTTGGTCTAGGTATTGTCTGTTCATAACTTGCTGGTCTACTACCTTGAGTTTGAAAATACTGTGGACGATAACCAGTAGTCTGGAAATATTGTGGTCTATATCCAGTTGTTTGGTAGTTTGCTGGTCTATTACCTTGAGTTTGATAACTGCCTGGCCTTTGACCTTGAGTTTGATAAGAGCCAGGTCTTGGAGCCCAAGGCCCATCTGGATTATACAGTCCCACTGTAAATGGTGGACTGTTAGCACCAACATTAGAATACAGTGTAGAACTATTAATTTGAGAACTACTTGCTGGAATACCAAACTTTGGATTAGCAGCTATATAGAATTGTACTTGGAAAGTTGTAGGTCTATTAACAGTAATCTGGAAAGTCGTAGGTCTATTATTAGTAATCTGATAAGTGGTAGGCCTAGGATTAGTAATCTGATAACTAGGCGGTCTATAGTTCTGTATCTGATATGAAGGTGGTCTATAGTTTTGTATTTGGAAATTAGTTGGTCTAGGTATAGTCACTTCATAAGATGCAGGCCTAGAATTCTGTATCTGAAAAGTCGTAGGTCTAGAGTTTTGATGTTGATGGTTAAAACTCGTTGGTCTAGAATTTTGTATTTGGAAATTATATGATGGTGGTCTATATCCCTGTGTCTGATAATTAGTTGGTCGAGGGATAGTTACCTCATAACTAGCTGGTCTGTTTATAGTTTGTTCGTAACTAGCTGGTCTGTTTATAGTCTGTTCAAAACTTGCTGGTCTAGGTGTTTGGAAGTTTGTAGGTCTATTGATTGTTACCTCATATGATGAAGGTCTATTGATTGTTACTTCATAAGATGATGGTCTATTAATAGTCTGTTCAAAACTACTAGGTCTAGGTGTCTGGAAATTAGTTGGTCTAGGTATAGTTACTTCATATGATGAAGGTCTATTGATTGTTACCTCAAAGGGTTGTTGAAAAGGTTGTTGAAAAGGTTGTTGAAATCCTTGTTGGAAAGGCTGCTGAAAAGGTTGTTGTACCTGTATAGTACCAGTCTGAAACTCCCATCCTGTAGGAGTTTTTCTTTTTACATCAACGACCTTCTTCCACCCAGATGGAGTTTTGACTCTCCATCCTGTAGTGTCATTCCATCCCGCTGGGGTTTTTACCTTTGAACTCATTAATCAATTTCCTCATTCATTATATATTGTTACTATGAGTATGTTATCCAGATATCACCAACTGCTCCATCCGAACCGCCTGGTGCAGAAGAATGTATGAATACATTTCTCATAGCTTTTGCACTCGCACCAATTGTTGTATAACTTGTTGTTGCAGCTCCTGTAACTCCTAATGTTCCACCTATTGTTTGGTTTCCACTAACTGCAAGTGAACTCAATGTACCAACACTTGTAATTGCAGATTGAGCTGCACCTGTGACTGTAGCTGCACTTCCAGAGACATTACCTGTGACATTACCTTCTAAGTTTGCAACTAATGTACCAGTGGTAATAGATAAGTCACCAGTTGAAGAACCTGTTGCAGTAGTTGTTCCCATAACAAACTTATCTGCACTTTCATCCCAACCCATAAATGCATTATTACCTGTTGAACCTCTTTCAAGTATAAGACCTAAGTCATTACTGTTTGAACCAGTATTACCAGAACCAAGTTCTATTAATGCATCTTCAATAGTTGTATTTGTTGCACTGTTGGTTACTGTTGAACCATTAACTGTTAGGTTTCCTGTGACTACTACATTACCACTTGCAGTAATATCAGTTGCAGCTATATCTGCAAAAGTCACATCTGAGGTTGTTGAAACTGCTTGTCCAATAGAAACTGTTGGAGTTGCACCCTCTGAACCAGAACCAGATACAGATACACCAGTTCCACCAGAAAGACCAGCAACATAGTTACCAGAAGTTTCTGAACC